AATATTATACGGATGGCCGCTTTCGGATTCAAAATTTGAATTTTGAATTTCTTTTGGGAATTACGATTATGCCATTAGGTAACCGAGTATATATGGGTACCAGTGTACCGATACCCAGAGCACTTTGAAATCCTCTCAATCGGTACCCATTGACCAGTCAACATGGCACCACCGAGAAAATTCCAAATAAATGCCAGAAATTATTTCCTTACTTATCCACACTGCTCTCTTACTAAAGAGGAAGCACTTTCCCAATTACAAACCCTAGATACACCAACAAATAAACTATTCATCAAGATCTGCAGAGAACTGCACGAAGATGGGAGCCCTCATCTCCACGTGCTCCTCCAATTCGAGGGGAAATTCAGGTGCACGAATCAACGATTCTTCGACCTTACATCCCCTTCCAGGTCAGCACATTTCCATCCGAACATTCAGGGAGCTAAATCAAGCTCAGATGTCAAATCCTATTTGGATAAGGACGGAGACACCCTCGAATGGGGTGAGTTTCAGATCGATGGAAGATCTGCAAGAGGGGGACAACAATCAGCCAATGATGCTTACGCCAAGGCGCTTAACACTGGAAGTAAGTCGGAGGCTCTTAATGTAATTAGGGAATTAGCCCCTAAAGATTATATTTTACAATTTCATAATTTAAATGCCAATTTAGATAGGATTTTTGCACCTCCTTTAGAGGTTTTTGTTTGTCCTTTTTCTTCTTCTTCATTCGATCAAGTTCCAGAAGAACTTGAAGAGTGGGCTGCGGAGAATGTTGTGAGTGCCGCTGCGCGGCCATGGAGGCCCAAGAGTATTGTGGTAGAGGGCGATAGTAGGACAGGGAAGACGATGTGGGCCAGGTCTCTGGGACCACATAATTACTTATGTGGGCATCTGGACTTAAGTCCAAAGGTCTACAGTAATGATGCTTGGTACAACGTCATTGATGACGTCGACCCCCACTACCTAAAGCATTTTAAAGAATTCATGGGGGCCCAGAGAGACTGGCAAAGCAACACAAAGTACGGGAAGCCCATTCAAATTAAAGGAGGTATTCCCACTATCTTCCTCTGCAATCCTGGTCCCAACTCCAGCTATAAAGAATATCTGGACGAGGAGAAGAATGCTGCACTCAAAGACTGGGCATTAAAGAATGCAGAATTCATCACCCTCACGGGGCCACTCTACTCAGGTACCAATCAAAGTCCAGCACCGCATCGCGAAGAAGAAGACCATTCGCAGGAGGCGAGTTGATCTCAACTGCGGCTGTACATACTATCTATCCATAAACTGCCACAACGATGGATTCACGCACAGGGGAATACATCACTGCAGCTCAAGCCGAGAATGGCGCGTATATCTGGACGGTACCAAATCCCCTGTATTTCAAGATAACAGGCCACAAGAACAAACCAGCCTTCACGAACCACGACATCATCACAATACACATCAGGTTCAACCACAACCTGAGGAAAGCATTGGGGATACACCAGTGTTTTCTGGACTTCCGGATCTGGACTCGTTTACATCCTCAGACCTCGCGTTTCTTGCGCGTATTTAAATATCAATGTATGAAGTACTTAGATAATTTGGGTGTTATTAGTCTCAATAATGTAATTCGAGCAATTAGACATGTATTGCTGGATGTATTCGTAGGGACAATAGATGTACAAGATCGATATATAATAAAATTCAATCTTTATTAATTCTGTATCGAATCATAAAAATAGATCCGAATTTTCAAAGTCGCATACACTGGATTAGCGGCATGAGTACATGCCATATACAACAACAAAGCATTCTCAGTATGGTTTTCATACTTCGCAGCTTCCTGATGATTGTAAGTCACATGGTTGTTAATCTTCATAAACTTCCTCACTAGAGCTTGCTCCTTGCTTGCATACTGACCACCAGTCACAGTAGCTTGAAATCGACGGAGGACTTGAAACCTATCTCTGTTGTCATTCTTCACAGTAGCAGTACTAGGCTCGTTATCATACATGTTAAACACCTGACCGAAATCCTGGGGAGAACCAAAAGGTTTCCTATCACGAACTAAAAAAAACATGACGGTATTTGTGTGGTTCTTAGTCTTGATGTTTTCATCCATCCAGACCTTACCCAACACATAAACGGACTTAACACAAAACCTCTTACCCACACGATGGGTAAGCCCATTACCACGCGTGACATCGGAGACACAAATAACCTTACCTACATGGGCTATATCATGACGCTGTTCATAAGATTGGACCTTACATGGGCCTTCACACCCACGGGGGACATCAGGGCTTCTGTACATTCTGTACATTCTGGGCTTCCTGTACATGGGCCGGTTGACCCATGTTCTCCTTTTGTTTGTGACGAGGACAGTGGGGGCAGCAGCACGGCTGTTGTAAGGGCTCTCGAAGTTGAGACGGCGTCGTACCTTCGAGGCGGGTGTGGAAATGACAATATCTGCTGGTCGCTTCGACATAATTCCTTGCACGTAAGACAGAAATTAAATCTCGAATAAGATCGTACCCGAGTGTATCTGGTGAATACGTAGATTCTACCAACTGCAAGTATTTTACAGCGAGCATACACCTGAAACCGTACATGGTTTCAGGGAACTCGTTCAACAATGGATCCCACATTGTTAAACAAAACTTGCTGAGCAAGAATTAAATAGGGGACCACATGATAACTAAGCGATGAGGGAGCGTTTCTATTGGCCGACAAGAGTTAGTGGAGGGGGCCCACCTTAAAAAAATCGCGGCCATCCGGT